TTCATGGACTGCTAACATCCTACTCACATTGTTATTTACCTCAGCAATTTTTTCGATAGCAGAATCCAATCGCGAGACTAAAGTCTCGAAGTTTTCAAGTCTTTCCTCTAGAACTGCCACCTTAACTTCATCCATCGGTCTTCCAGTTCTTTCTAAGACCTTTCTGGTAGATATACCTCTTTCTTGGTTTCTTGCCCATTACTGGATCAAACCCAGCAGTAGGACCCTTTGGATCAGCAGCACCAGTAAACCCTGTTGCACCAACAGTCATGTTCTCACGAATGAGTTTGATTATCTTATCAAGCCTGTTTTGATCCATCGTTGTAAATCTTATACAGTTCTGACATACAATACATATCGACCTGGATATCATGTATGTAACACTTTGGATAGTCTGGCAACTTTCCTAAGAAAACAATGAATGTTTTCATCGATGACCAGAGGTCCTCTTCAATCTTAAAGAAAAGCATTGGCGTTGCCGCTTCACCAAAAATATTATACAGAACTATGAAATGATTTAGAAGGAGGTGAGATTTGAGTTGACCTGTATTTTTATATCGCTTCAGTAATCTTTTGATGTACTTAAAGTGATTCAGATCTCTATCAAAATCCTCCTTCGTTACCGCTTGCGGATTCTCATAGTTCTTTATCGCAAATAGAAGAAAGTTTTCATCATTTAGTTCATTAAACAGCATAATATATTAATCAATATCACTTCTGATCAGGGAATGCAGGGACGTTACCAGTGGTAATACCTGACATCGCAACGAGAATCTCTTTCTTAACTCTCAGGTTGCCGTCAGTGTCGTTATAGGTTGTAATACCAACCCAACCCACACCAGTCTCATACTGGGTTCCAGACGCAACCTCAGAACCAGCATCGCCAACACCATAAACAAAACTATCAAAGTCGCTATTAGTCTCTCTGTAATGTGAGTCTCCAACTGTATAAACAGGACACTCAGAGATGGTGAAAGCAGTCGCTGCGATTGCCACACCACTCAATCCAGCGGTTGAACCAATTGTAAGTGATGTGGTGCTTGCGATGCCAACGATCACAGCATCACCAAAATAGGCAGCACCACCAGTCGCTTGTCTAAATCCAAAACGGATGATATCACCGGTTTTTGCGGACCCAGCGTTACCAAAACTAGTTCCAGACCCGATTACCTCAAGAGTGCTGTAGTTACAGGTAACAATACCAGTGGAGTCTACATTATCATTATTGCCCCAAAGTGCCATGTCTTTCTTCCGATAATTTACTTGATATTAGATATTTATAAAAAGGAATTACTCGCCGTCTCTCTTATTGATTGCCTTTGTGACAACCTCCAGCAATTGATCATCCATGTCAGTCTTGGTCAATTTGACTGCTTTGCCAAGAATAACCAGACAAATTTCGATCAGTTTTTCGCCTAGTTCCTCGTTTTCGGGAATCTTGGCAACTGCGTCAGAAATGATCTTTGATGCTAATGGGAGTAGAAAACCTAACATGATAACCTCGCGTGTATATTCTATATATCGTCACTCTCTATTAGAGACGTACCTCTTCTTTTCAGGATCCCATTTCTTCACTTCACCAGGACGAAGACGGTCTTTTGCCTCCTTTGCCTTATCATAAAACTTACCAAACTTCATTCGTCGGTCTGACTTAGAGTGTTCTTTTTTCTCTCTGTCGTACCGATCATACTTAGTTTCCTCTTTGGAAACTACCTTTTCAGGCAACTTCTTATGCTTAGTTGATGCAAAATCCTTTACATCACTCTTCTTCATGTCAGCAGCTGCCTTTGCAGTCTCAGGAGTAGTCGGTGCCATCTCACCTTTTTGGATGGCACGAACTATTCCAAAGAACCGTTGCTGCTTTTTAGATACGGCAGGCATCAGTCAGACTCACCTGCTCTTGCTTTATAAGGATTTGGTTTTGCTGCTCTCTGCTGAGCAAGTCTATTTCTAATACGATCAACAGGTGTTGTGCCTTGATAACCCTTCTTGCCTGGCACTTTCTTTTTGCCTTGAGGTTGGATCGCTTTGCCTCTGTCAGACATCACTCCACCAGTTTTACGGAGTTCTGACTTTACTTTATCAAAAGTGTTACCAGGTCTGGTGCCGCCTCTTTCAGATGGTTTGCCAGTGGTGAAATCTTTACCAGTCTCCTTGGCATAACGAGTACGCTCATCAATCATGTCACCCTCAGGTTCGTGAGAGGACATAACATTCTTATCACCCTGTCTGATTGCCTGAAGTTTCTTCATTGCAATCTGCTTTTTGACCTGCTGAAGTCTTCTTTCTTTAGATGAAATTTCAGTGTCTTTCTTTTTTTCTTCATCAGTTTGAGGTTCCATCATTTCTTCAACTTCAACCATTTCAAGAACTTCACCACCAATCTCTTCAACTGCCTCAGACAGTTTAGGGTTGATTACGATTTTATTATCTACTTTTTTTTCAGTGACTTTTTTGTCTTCTTCTTTGTCAGTCATGACCTCGGAAAGAGATGCTCTCTCTTCCTTAAGTCTCTTCTTCATTGCACTACCGATTGCCTTGCGGCGCTTCATCAGGTAAGAATCGGTGCTGTCTTTCTTACCATCATTGTTAACATCACCATCTTCCTTACCAACAGGATCAAGTGCCTCATTAGTTGGAGCAGGAGGAAGTTTTTTACCTTTAAGTTTTCCTTGTGCTTGAAGTTTTCTGTCATAAGCAAAGACATCAACCTTCTTCTTTTTCTTTGCAGCATCAATACGGGCAGCACCCTTAGGATCAATGATCTCATCAATCTGTTCTGATTCTTCTTTGACAGGAGTAAACTTAAAACCTTTTGCACGGGAGATTCCAGCACTCTTGGCATCATACATTGGGTTATCATTCTTCCTCTTTGGCAAATCCCTTTTAACCTTAGGATCTCTGGCTCTTGCCGCCATCTCATCTGCTTCTTTCTTGCGATGATACTCTTTATTGATCCTTCCCATAGCAGCACGGTTCTCATCAAACTGCTCAACTTCCTCTTTCTTATATTGAGGATGATCATCCAGTTTCATACCACGCTTCTTCTCAAGACGTGCCTTACGCTCAGCAGTTCCCTTCTCAGGGTCCTCATCACGGACGCCCTCTTGCATCGCTCTGTAAGCCTTGGTCATGGAATTGACAGAATCCCAACCAAACTGCTTCTGCTCAAAGTGTGGGTTCTTCATCTTAGTTCCCATCTTCTCCATGTCTTTACGAGCCTTCTCATTATTTGCCTGACGCTTCTTCATGTCAGTCTCTAGATACGAGTCGTCTTTCTTCTTTTTCTTCTTAGCGACTTGCTCTAAGTAAACCTTTGAGATGTCATTCAAAGGATTCTTGCCAATACCATTAGACATGTTTCTACTTTGTCTTTTTCTTATACTTATTTATGAAATTATGGATATTAAATGTTCCAGTCATTCTCATGGTGTAATCGCGGTTGGAATCAGTTCCGATTTGTCTTTGAGATGATGGAATACCAGATGGTCCAGGGTAGTTTACAACTGCCTCCATTACATCACGAATCCATGATTTGAACATATAGTCTTCTTGAGTCAAACAAATAAGATGATTTGTTCCTCTACGAATAATCTTACCAACCAATCCAGTGTTCAGATTCTCAACGATGTCACCAAGATTAAAAATCTTACCTGCGACATAGTTATCGCGCAGTCCTTTTGGATCAATCTCTGGAGCAATCTCCCACATCTCAGCAACTTCTGCTTTCTTCTTACTTCCCATCCCCTGACGAACAGCATCAAACAATGCTCTCGTGTCGCCGTCATCCAACTCACTAGGTGTGCCTTTGCGGAACGACTCAAAGTCATCATCCATTACCGCCTTACGCATCTTGGATGCAGACATTCCTTCTACACCTTCAGAATCTGCATCTCTCACACCAGCAGATATGACATTGATTTGTTCAAAATCATATAACTCACCATTATATTTGTTGGCAAGATTTTCAAACTCTGATTGTCTATCAGAACCTACAATGATGTTAACACTATCATATCCCTCATCATTTGCTGTGGTAAGAACATTAAAGATAGATTTCATTTCATCATCATTCACAATGTTCTCCTCATATTCAGGGAACATTTTTTTCATATACGAAATCTTCATGTCGGGGTCAAGAGGATTCTTCTTGGCATCCTGAGTTCTGGATGGATATATCTTAAGGTCTCCTCCTGCTGCTGCTTTCTTCGCTGCAGAAAGTAACTTACCGTGTCCAACAGTTGGTGGATTGAAACGTCCAAATGCCACTGTCAGAGTATCGCTGATTTCTTCGCTGTCTTCTACTTCTTCTTCGCCACCCTGTTTAGGTTTTGCTTCCGGTTCTACTTTAGGTTTTGCTTGAACGGGAGCAGGTTGTGCTGCTGCTGGTTTTCTAGCTTGAGGATCCTCTTGTGCCTTGGGTCCTCTCTTACCAGTAAACTTTAACTTTCCATCAACAGTTTTTGCCACAAACTTTCCACGGGTGTCTAACCAACCACCGTGACCATCACTCTTTAGATTTAACTTCTTCGCTTGCATTGATGCCTGCGATTCCGTTGCCTCATTCAGAAACTGAAAGAAGTTTTTCATTTATATTGGTAATCCTTATATTTTATTTATCAGATTGAGAATCAATAAAGTTTAAGATGAACTGATGCTGGTATTTTGACTGATGGTGAGACCTTAACAGACAACTTATCAAAAGCTATTTTTTCTGCTTGATCATCTGTAAGGTTTTTACCAACTTTTTTTGCACGATATTTTTCTTCCCTTGCTGCTCTACCCAATATTCTCTCAAAATCTTTTCTACGGACAATCCCTTTACTAGTACAGGATTTCCACAAATCAATAATAATCTCATCTTCCTTTCCAGATTCTTTCAAAGCAACAGCAATCTCTAACTTATTTTGTGCATCCTTTGCATACTCTAATGCCTTTCTTTTGTTTTTCAAAAGCGATTGTTCATTATTACTAAGTTTAAGTTCTCCCTTTGTTTTTTGTGGTTCTAAATCTTTAGATAGATTTTCCATATATTTCTTTGATCTTTCAATATCACCATCATACACATTGGTAATAACATTTGCATTGTTAGGAACAGCATCTCTTCTCATTTTTCTTAAAGCATTCATGCCCCTTGCAGTGTAAATAACATTCTCAGCCTCTGTGAGTGACATTGATCCACCCTGTGCTGCACCAAATTCCCCAGAAGACGCAACAACAATATTATTTGTAGTCCCTGGATTCACATAATCATATTCAGTTTTAATAACTTGCTTACCATTAGCATCTATGGTGGCAACTTGAGTTTTTAAGTCATACTTCAGATTTCTACCACCAGTTTGTCTTTTACCACCTACCACATATCCATCTCCAGATTCAACAATTGGATATGTTTTTTTGGTTACTTCTGGATCTTTTGGTTGATTATCTTTATCTTTTCTACCATTATTAATACCAACTCTACTGGTAAACACAGAACCCCCTGGTCCAGATGCTGTTGCTTTCTTAAGAGATATTGGAATCAATATGTTTTTTTCGTACAAAACTAATAAAAGTTCGTTCATCTGTTTTACATCATATATTGCAACTGCTTTCTGTTTTGATCTTGGCAGGGCACTCATAAAACCACTATCCATCACGGAACTGTGAGTGATAAAATCACGTATTTCTTTTACCGCCGCGTCTTTAAAAAACCAAACGTCTGAGGGATTCCACCGGTCATCTTGAAACTTTGCACCAAAAAATGATTTGACACTTTTAAGGAACGGAGTCAAGTTGCATAAGTTATAAAACTCACCTTGTCTTGTTACTTTAAATGTGGGTGATGAGGCAATCTTTCCCTTCTGATGTTTTCTGAAACTAACCGCCTGAGATTTTAACGCATTGTGCCAATCCAATCCTCCATTTTTCTTTGATAAAAACTTTGCTCTAGCAGCTTTCAAATCAGCGGTGTTGAATCTATTATCCAAAGCCATGTCTTTGGTAATATAATCAATATTATTATCTTTTAAAAATTTAGTGAACTTACTTCTATCTTTCTGACTGTAAAGTTCTATCCAGGTATCCTCTGATATTTTACTGAGAGAGGGATCCTTTCTAGATAAAGCAAAAAAGACAACCCACATTTGCTCGTTAAAAGTTTCTCCACTTGGTAACGCAGCCATGTATTGCAGTTTTGCACATCATGAATATTTATGTAATGGAGTTATGGGGACTCGAACCCCAAACCTCCTGCGTGCAAAGCAGGCGCTCTACCAGTTGAGCTATAACCCCGATATAGAGATAGTAACAGAGTTACTATCTATTGTCAATCTTCAGATTACCAGGTCTATTTCTACCTTTTGGTTTTGCCAATCTTGGATTAGCACTTGGTTGCTGTTCAATTGGTTTTGCAGTTGCTGGTTTGTCTTTATTCACTCCTGTGAGAATAGTTCCAGCAGTTCCGGGTGCATTTCTACCTCTGAACTTAGTGTCTCCAGATGCAGAGACCTGAGATAAGTGACGAGTCAGATTTGGATAGTCTGCATGAAGTCTATCAATCATTCGTTGAGATGCTTTCTTTCTCAACTCATTTCCCTCAGGAGATCCAGTCTTCATTCTCTGTAGCATTCTCGATGCTTTTCCTGCTCTTCTTCTGATATCTTTGATAATCTCTCTTCTTTGATCTTTAGACTTATCACCATGATATCTTTGAGCGACAGTCTTAGCAGCAGACTTATAACTTGCCTGCATTTCACCAGGTTCAGCAGAAGCGAGTTGAGATCCTCCACCCTTCTTCATACTAACACCACGTCTCTCTTTTGGATTGCGTGGGTTGTATACCTCAAGATCACCTTTAGGAGTTCTATTTGTTCCTCCACCAGATCTCCAGGTCCTAGAGAGTTGTGCGTTTGGATCTGACCCACCTGTGACTCTAGCAGGTTGTTGTCCAGAGACTGCACGACGAAACTTCTTTTGAGTGGCGAGGGCATAGACACCACTTACAGCATCACGCAACTCTTTGTTGTAACTATCTCTTGAACTTTCATCTTTCCCTTTGGATGGGAATCCACGTTTTGCCCTTTCAAAACTAAGTGGATGTTTTGGATCCTTGAGTGCTTTTTCAATCTCAGACTTCATATGACTGAGAGCAGTGCCTGTCTCATCAGTTGACAAGGCATCCCTTACAGTCTTACCAAACTTACCGTGGACAATAAAATGATTCCACACTTTTCTGTGAGCGTGTTCATCATTATACTTCTCACAGATATGTATGAAATCGTTAAGGGTTCTCATTAGACCGAATATTATCCCTTTTTATTTATTCTGCAGTGGTTTCTTCAATCTCTTTATGGAGAGCAGTGATTGCTTCTCGGATAAGTTTCACACGTTCTGATGGGAATGAAACTGAGTCATCCTTTGTATGGAGTAACAAAGCGTAGCGTACAGCAACTGCTTGTTCTGCAGTAAGTTCAAGTTTAATCATCCTTCACCTCCTTCAGCATCATCACCAGTATAGGGTTGAAAACCTACATCAGGTGGGGGATTGTTTTCAAACGTATCAAACACTGCTTCTGCCTCACTTTCAAATAAACTCTTGAACCAGTCTTTGATACTGTACCAAACGGTCCATTGTTTTTCATTACTGTCAGTCATTTTTCATCCTCCAGTTTAACGCGATAAACGGTGCGGCGAGCAAACCGTTGATCAATCTTAAGTTTGCCCACATAAAGAGCGACAATCCAGGCGGTAAAGAGGAAACCCTCAAACCACCCCATAGTGTTCCATGCTTCTACTGCTGCATCCATTAGACATCTTCCTCCAAGTGTTTGTCTATCTGTTGTGAAATCTCCCTGATTTTAAGGATACCTTCATCAGAAAAGAAACCAGGATGATCTTTTGTGTACAAGAAAAGATGATGACGTAAAACGATTGCGTCACGTCTATCCAATTCAAGATTGATCACAAGTCTCCTTCCTTACGGTTTTCAGATTTGTGAACATCAAACTCACCACCAGGGTAGCGTGCTTTCAGTTTCTCAACATTCATCTCGATGACTTCATCAAAGGTGGTGTCCAATGCCATACATGCCTGTGCCAGATACCAACAGATGTCACCCAGTTCACGCTTCATGTGAAAGACATTCTCTTCAGTGTAAGGTTTACCTTGCAGGAAAATCTTCTTCACAACCTCAGTGAACTCACCTGCCTCAGCACTCAAACCAAGAGCGGCAGTCAGAAGTTGAGACACATTGCAATCATCAGTAACCTCAAGTTCACTCAACCGTGCGGCAAGAACAGGCCAGTCAAGACTAGGGTCACTAGTCACTCCCTTTACGAAGTCAAGGTATTTTACGGTATCAACTGTCATAGTCTGCTTTAGGTAGTTCAGATTGTTGTAGTTCGAGTTTTTGTCCTTTGATTTCAACATAGTCAACCTCTTGCCAACTTCCACCAACACCACCGTCCATATTGACTACGATGTCGCGGGTAGGAAGTTGCTTGCCATTGGAGACATCAATGATATCACCAGGAAGAGGATTGAATGTGAAATAATGTCCATCCCAGTATTTGTTTCTGGTGTGCATAAGATTGACTGCATCTCTTTCGATACCACAGTCAGCGATCTTTTTGCCGTCTGGATCAAATACAGAATAGTAACCGTTCATGAAAATTTGAATCCGTCAAAGGACTTTTTGGGTTTTTGTTCTTCATAAGTATACTCCTCATCCTTTCCGCTGTCAAGGATGTCCTCCTGTGCTGTCTGTTCGCAATCATACAGACGCATCTTTGCACGATCAATACCAACCACGAATCGTTTAGAGATGGTGGGATCGTTATAGCGATTCTTCAACTGCTTCACCATAATCTGTCCAAGCCCCTCAAGCTCATCTGTAGAAATAAGGGCAAACATAAGATCAGCAGTAGCAGGGAGACCAAAGGACTCACTAGTGTCAGTAAGCTCAACGTCAGAGCTACCATAACCAGAACGAGTGGTCTGCGTGGCAGAAACGATAGGGACGTTTGCTTCAACAGCCAGTCCTCTAAGTTCTTCTGCAATCGCTTTAATATAAGAATATGAATTGACAGTGCTGTTTCCGCGATAGCGCGAGGAAGCACATATATTAAGGTAATCAACGAAAATAATATCAGCTCTAAATGACTTCTTAAGTGCAAGTTCATTAAGAAGTGACTTAAAGTGTCCACTATGTGCAGAAGCAGTTGGATACTCCTTAATTATAAGTGTGCCCTGAGTTTTCTTTGCAAGGTTTGTTACCTTATTCTCAAACATCACCTTAGGCAGTTCTGTTATCTCCTGGATAGGTACATTGAGAAGATTAGCATCGATTCGCTCTGCAATTTTCTCCTCAGCCATCTCAAGCGTGATGTATAGTACGTTTTTCCCTCCCAGGAGTGCGGAAGATGCCACATGGCACATAAACAAACTTTTACCGACACCAGTGCCAGCAAGAGCAATGTTAAGTGTTTTGTTCGGGAGACCACCTTTCGTAATCTTGTTGAAATACTCAAGGTCGAACTCGATTTTGTCTTCCTTGCGGTGATAAGACTCGTAACGTTGCTCATAATCAATCAGATAGTCGTGTCCAATATGAGTATCGAAAGAAACTGCCAAAGCATCTGACAGGATACTAGGAATCGCATCACGATCCTTATTCTCATCCTTACCATCAACCAGTGCGATGGATTCCATCAGTGCCAAGTAAATAGCACGTTCACGACACCACTTCTCTGTGGTGTCTACTAACCAATCAAAGTCTGTCGGTACATCCTCAAGGTAACTAATGAGTTGAGTGATTTCCTTAAAAGAGGAATCATTAATATCAGACCTCTCCTCTACCTCAATGCAAAGAACCTCCTTAGTCGGCGGTTCATTATACTCCTGCACAAACTTGAGAATCTCTTCAAAGAGAATCTTTTGATTGAAATCCTCATAGTAATCCGACTTAATAAAAGGAACTACCTTGCGAAGATATTCTTCATTGTGAATCAGATTCCTAAGGATTAGAATTTCAACTTTGTCCATGTGGTATATCAAAAACGAATGTTATCCTTGTTTCATCACCGACATTCACCGTGCCGTGAGGAAGTTTATTGTTAAACCA